GTCATGGATGGTTTGGTCTTGGTTATGACACAACTAGATACACATATGTATATGTTTCAAAACCAGGGTGGGCAAACTCTGACGCTATCTACATATCAGAAACCACCAACCCAGCGCCGCCGTTCTTCCCGTTCTTCCCGTTCTTCCCGTTCTTCCCGTTCTTCCCGACCTTCGCATGCCCTGACTGTCCAGGAATTGGACCATGTTGCCCTCCAGCTGGTTGCGGCGGGTTTAAGGACGGTTTTATATGTATCTAGAGTGTGAATCGGTATTCGGTAGTGCATTAGATACCGCTAGAATCTAAACACTATGGAACAACAAAAAACTGCAAAACGTTTAAGAAAATTCTCAGTTGTCGTTGACGGAGAAGTTGCCTTTACTTGGGCTCCAAATCCTGAATGGATAGACCAGCAGGGCGGCTATGAATATATTGTTACAGCCCTAGCAAGTGACCCAAAGATAATAGAGATACCAATAGATAGTGAATACTACGACCACATCCGAGGTGGATGGGTGTATGAAAACGGCGCCCCACGAGCGCCATTGGAGGATTAGTCACAGTTATGAGCGATGCAAACGTAGATAAGCCATGGGAAAATCTAGATACCAACGTTCAGGATTTCACATTTGCCGAATGGTCTTTTTTGGAGTATAGGTTTGGAGAATTTGGAGAGCCAGGTTTTTCTAAACAGACAATTCCAGCAGCCGCCCCACACCTTTTCGGCCACGAGAATTCGGTCGATGTAAACATAGATTTATATCGCGGAGAAGATGGCTTGCTTCTGTGTGTTTACGGTTCGTACATAAAAGACGAGGTGCAAAAGCCGTTCATGCTCAATGTCCACCCAGATTACCAAAATATGGGAATAGCTTCAAAGGTCTTGGATTATTCGCGAGAAGAGTTTCTGAACGGGCGCGGATATGAATACGACTTCAATGAGGGTCTATTGGGTGTAAAAAGCACTGCAGCCGGAGCAAGATGGGCTCAAAAATACATTGAGCAGAAGCGAGCAGAAGAAAATCCACAATGACTTTAAAAACATGGAATTACGATGATGAGCTTGTTCAGCTTATTTCAGATAAATACCACATCAGTGGCAAATCTGGGGCGCAAGCAATGATTGATGCCTGGACTGACATTAGGGACGGAAAGCTCGTAGATGTTTGCATTGAATTAAACATTCCAGAACCACTCGGCTATGTTCACGGACTGAATACATTTTCAAAAAAGCTAATGGAAAACGAAAGACTAGAGGTAGTGAAAGACTGAGGTATGCCATAATGAACACATGCCAATTGTTTTCCCACCATCGCCGTCAACAAATGACGAGTTTTCTGTCGCCGGAAAGTCTTGGGTGTGGAATGGGTTGCGTTGGCAAAGGTTTAAATCTGCGATAATTGACGGTGGGTTTGCCGACATCGAAATCGATGAGGCCAACGATACCCAGGTTGCTGACGGAGGCGATGCTTAATGGCTTATAAGAAGATTTTATTCCGTCGCGACCTTGCTGCCAACTGGACCTCAGTAGACCCAGTACTTTCGGCCGGCGAAATAGGCCTTGAGTCAGACACTGAGAAGATAAAGCTTGGCGATGGGTCGAGTTCATGGACTGAGCTTGACTATTTCTATGGAAGTCTTGACGCTGTCAACTACGTAGAGTCCCTCACACAGGGCACTGGCGTAACAATTACGGGCAACTCAGGCTCTGGAACTACGCCGACCATAAACATCGGGCAGAGCGTTGCTGTTTCAGCGTCTCCAGCATTTGCTCAGGTAACTCTTAATAATCTCCCGACAGATGACTCCCATGCAGCCACAAAAGCCTATGTTGACGGAATTGCTGCGTCTATAAATTGGCATGATTTTGCAATCTTCGCTACTGCCGCAGTTCTTCCAAACACACCAACGTACTCAAATGGAACTAATGGTGTTGGCGCAACACTCACTTCTGTTGGCAACGCAAGACTTGTTGTTGACGGACAAAACGCATCAGACGGGCAACGAATTCTTGTAAAGAACCAAGCCAATCCCATTCATAACGGTGTCTACGTTGTAGAAGCTCAGGGAAGTGTTTCTTCTCAATGGGTTTTGGAAAGAGCTTCAGATTTTGACTCAAGTACATATAGCGCAGAAATACAACCTGGAGAAGCACTTTATGTAGGTTCTGGAGCAACCAATGTAAACCAAGGTTTTCTAGTTGTCTCGTCTGGAACCGGTGATGACAAAGCACACATAATCGGCGTAGACGCAATAAACTTTACACAATTTTCTGGAACAGCACCAATAACAGCTGGAACTGGAATAACAAAAACCGGAAACACACTTGCTATTGGTCAAAATGTAGCCACAAGCTCAAGCGTTACATTTGCTGGAGTAACTGCATATCTAAACGGTGTAGCCGCTGAAGCTGTAGTTCTTGAAACGCCAAGATTGATTGGCGGTCAATCATTTGATGGTTCAGCTAATATCACCCTATACACAACAGACATAAATGGTCTTACTGCAACTTCTGGTGATTTAAATAAATTATTTGAAATTGCAACCACAAGAGAACAGCTCGAATATCTAAATAGAGCAAGCGCAAATATTCAATCACAGCTAAATGAAAAAGCAGACCTGCTTAATCCAATTTTCTACAGCAATATAACCGCAACCAACAATATCTATGCCTCCGAGTTTCAAGGCACGCTAGTTGGTACTCATATTGGAGAAGTTACTGGAGATGTAACAGGAATTCTATACGGAAGTGTTTCTGGAAGCGTGGCAGGAAATGTAACCGGAGATTTAACTGGCAATGTCTACGGAGATGTGTTTGGAGATACAACAGGTCTTCATATTGGAAACGTATCAGGAGATGTAACGGGAAACCTGATTGGAAACGTCTCTGGAAGCGTAAGCGGAGATGTTCTTGGAAATGTTACTGGAAACCTATTTGGAAACGTAACTGGAAACTTAACCGGAAACGTAACCGGTTCTGTTGACGGAAGCATCTCAGGAAACTCGGCAACAGTTTCATCAATATCAACTCATGCATTGGATGAACTTTCTGATGTTTCTGCATCAGCACCAACAAGTGGTCAGTTTCTTAAGTGGAACGGAACAGCTTGGGTTCCAGATTTGGTTGACCTAAGCACTGACACAAGTGGAAACTTCGTTGCTTCGGTCATAGCCGGAACTGGTGTTTCTCTAACAAATGGAGTGGCTTCAGAGGCAGGAACCCCAACTATCAATATCGGACAACCTGTCGGTTCTGGAGACTCACCACTATTTTCAGGACTCTCGATAGGGAACACAAACCTAAGCGTAAACGGCAACTTGACATATAATGCAGGAACAAATCTTGCTACTGTCAACACTCTTTCCGAGCACGGCCTTTATGTCGGAGCAAGGATTACAGTTTCCGGAGCAACGCAAGAGGGGTATAACGGAGACTTTACTGTTGCTCAAGTAACATCTGCATACCAGTTTAGATACACCCCAGTAGTAACACCGTCATCATCAATCTCGTCTGGAAGCCCAGAGGTGAAGTTTGGCGGAGGAATAACCTTTGAAGGCTCAAGCCCTGATGAATTTGAAACAGTAATCACGTTTACAAATCCAACAGCAGATAGGGTTATTTCATTCCCAGACGCAACTACCACCCTAATTGGAACGAACACCACAGACACGTTAACAAATAAGACCTTAACAAGCCCAATAATTACTGGCGTATCTCCAATACTGACATTGTCTGGTGATGTTTCTGGCTCAGTTACCTTCACCGACCTTGGCAATGTGACGATGTCAACAGCCATCCAGCCAAACTCTGTTGTAATGGGAACTGATACAACTGGGAATTATGTAGCCAACCTTATTGCTGGCACAGGTGTAACGATTATTGAAAATTCCGGGGAAAGCGCAACCCCAACTATTTCAATTGGGCAGGAAGTTGGAACCAGCGCATGCGTTCAGTTTGACACACTTGTAGTAACTAACCTATTTGCTACAAACCAAGAAACAACTAGCCAAGCAGAACTAAATATCGCCGACAGCAAGATTGTTCTTAATGCTGGGACAATTGGCGCACCTACGGTCAACGGTGCAATCGTAATTGACCGAGGCTCAAGTGCAAGCGTCGATATTAGATGGAATGAAATAGAAGACAGATGGGAAGCAACTAGAGACGGAAGTAGCTACCACATCATTGACGCTGGCGCAAAAATGACGCTAAGTACAACGCCGCCAAGCTCCCCAGATGATGGTGACTTCTGGTTTGAGACAGACTCCGCCATAACCTTTGTCTACTACGACTCGTACTGGGTTGAAATTGGCTCATCTGGAATTGGTGCCGTCATTGGGTCTAGCTCTCCAGAAAACCCGTCCAATGGACAATTTTGGTTTAAAAATACAACTAGCGAAGTTTTCGTCTACTATGACGGAGCCTGGGTTCTTGTATCTCGTTCAACTAGCACCGACGATGTCGGAGTAGCGTCTATCATGGGAGCGTTCTAAATGACTGGAGTAATCAATGGCTAATACAGCTGAAATTCTTTTTAGAGGCGCTGCAACGGTTTACACAAACCCTGCGACGGTGCTCTACACAGTGCCGTCGTTGACGACTACTGTTGTTACGAATATTGTCGTGGCCAATAATGCCGTAGCTGGCGGCACATACTCAATCGGTCTGGATGGTATCCCTCTTGTTCCAACACTTGAAATACCTGGAAATTCTGTTATTTCCCTAGACCTCAAGCAGGTTCTCGCGGCAGGGGACACAATCACTGGGAATGCAAACTCAACTGACATTAAATTCCACATCAGCGGGATGGAGATAGCGTAATGGGTCTTAACCAAATACCACCTGGCTTAACGCCGATTACACCAGAAGAAGTACTTTTTGACCCTGTCCAAAAGTTAAGAGTCTCACAGCCACAGTCGTTGATTGACACCGACTTTGAGTATGGAACACAAATTTCAAAGTGGGAAAACCTTACGACAGTTGGAAATAGACCGTTTATTTATGACTCGGCAAGTTTTATATCGTCGATTACTGGCATTACGATGAGTACTTCATCAAGAACAGTCACGGTTGCACTGACTGATACAACTGGGCTTGCTGTTGGAACGCCTATTACCGTCAGAGATACACAGCTATCTATTGCCAACGGTGCGTACCTAATTGAATCTGTTACGACAAATACATCATTTACGTACACAGGTAAAGCGGTAAACACCGGAACATTGACAGCAATTTTTGATGCAAATAAGACTTCAATTTTTACTGGTGTTATTTTTACAAACGCAAAAATAGGCGCAGCTCCAACAGTTTCGTATTCTGGCACTGCAGTTACAGTGACCACGACAATTCCGCACGGTCTTTCAATCGGTAACGAAGTGGCAGTAACTGGAATTACTACTTCAGGCACAAACCCACCAAACGGCGCAAACTTTGTTTCAAGAATAATTAGCGCAACACAGTTTGTTTATCATGCCCCAGTTGCACCAACCGGGACTCTTACAGCAACAAGCGCGGCGATTTATACAGCCCCATCAGGAAACTTTCTACACAGACCTTTTGACGGCGGTGTTATTTTCTCAAACAACGGAACATCTAATTACGAAATGGCCGCACGTCAAACACGCCGTTATTTCCGCTATCAGTCAGGAAAAGGCATCCAGATGTCATCTGGAACACTGCTCAAACCAGACCTTCAGTTGGACCAGTTGTCATACAGCACGTCAACAAACTTGGTTACAGTGCAAACCAAGGAAAAGCATAACCTCTACCCAGGCTCGACAATAACCATTTTTGGTGCTAATGAGGCAATCTTTAACGGTACAACAACCGTTTATACGATTACTGGGTACAATACATTTACGTATACTCCAGCAACTTCGACTGGAACGAACGTTCTTGCTTCTGGTCCTTATTACATTACCGTTGCAGGTTGGTATGGAAACGTAAACAGAATTGGTTTGTTTGACGACCAAAACGGAGTGTTCTTTGAATTTGACGGGCAAACGTTGTGGGCCGTAAAACGTTCATCAACATTCCAGATTTCTGGAAAGTCAACATTCACAAATGGCTCATGCACCGTGACTCAAACAAACGCAGCGTTCCCAACGAGATATGCTGGTCAGCTTGAAATCGGTGACTACATCGTTGCTCGAGGTCAGTCGTACAGAATTACCGACATTGCAAGCAACACTGAATTGACAATCAGCCCTGCATGGCGTGGTTCTACTTCAACCATGGTTTCAGTTTCCAAAACAGTGGACTCAAAGTATCCACAAGCTGAATGGAATCTAGACAAGTTTGATGGAACTGGAGCATCTGGTTACAACGTTGACCTTTCTAGAATGCAGATGTTCTACATCGACTATTCTTGGTATGGTGCTGGTTTCATCCGTTGGGGTATGCGTGCAAAAGACGGAAAAGTTACTTACTGTCACAAGATAATCAACAACAACACAAATGCCGAAGCGTACATGCGTTCGGGAAACCTTCCAGCGCGATACGAATCTCTCAGCCAGCCGCCACATACGCAGCTAACTGGAACTTTGTCTGACTCCGAAACAACAACGATGAATGTTGGAAGCACAACAGGATTCCCAAGCATTGGAACATTGTGTGTATTCAATACGGCAACTGGTTACGAATACATCAACTACACTGGGAAAACTGCAACAACATTTACTGGTCTTACAAGACAAAAAACAGGAAACGCTTCCCTCGCCTTAACAATTGCTGCTGGGGCAAACGATGGAACTGTCGCATCAAACTCTGGACTGCAAGTCGGTCAAAGAGTCACTGGAACAGACGTACCAGACGGAACATTCATTCAACAGATTGATGGCACCAATATCAAGTTAAGTGCTGCTGTGACTGGGGCTAACCCAACAGTAAACGCAATCCCGATGGGAACAAGCGCAGCTCTTGCATTTACATACTCAGCATCCAATCCAGTTGGAGTTGAGCTTGCATTCCCAACATATGCGCCTTCAATATCTCACTGGGGTACATCGGCAATCATGGACGGAAGATTCGACGACGACAAGTCGCTCGTGTTTACTTATGGTCAGACAACCGGTATTTCTATCTCGGCAGGAGCAACACGAACCCTGATTGCTATTCGCGTCTCTCCATCAGCAGACAACGGAACCTCGGCGTTCTTCGGTGAAAGAGAGCTTGTTAACAGAATGCAGTTGGTGCTAAGAAACCTTGACGTAACGACTACTTCTTCTACATCAAACGTTCTTGTTCAGGCTATCCTGAATGGTGTTCCATCAAACTCTCGTACATGGGCAAAGCCAACAGCGGTTACATCAAGTTTGGCCCAAATTGCAGACTACCAAGGAACATCAACAACGGTTAGCGGTGGCGAAGTAACTGGTGGTTTCTTTGTGGGTGGTACAGGTGGTGTGCAGATTGACCTCGGAGACGTTCGAGACCTTGGTAACTCAATTCTTGGCGGAGGCACGACGATAACAACAACAGGCATTTACCCAGACGGTCCAGACACATTGCACATTGTTGCTACAAACATCGGTTCTGCTTCTGCGACAGTGTTTGCCCGCCTCTCATGGACGGAAGCACAGGCTTAATCATGCCAGCGATTGACTTTCCATCAGACGCGCAATCAGGCGACCTTCACGTAAGTGCGGGTAAGACCTGGACCTTCAACGGTTCTGGTTGGGTTCTTGTAACAATCCCATCAGCAATGTTTTCTTCGGGCGCTGTTGCTGGTTCGTCTCTAACCGAGGATTCTGTTCCTCTCAACAGACTTGTGGACAGCGACGCTGGGAAAATTGTTATGTACAACTCATCCGGTGTTGCTACTTCAACCGCCATATCCGGCGATGTTGAAATGACTAGCTCTGGTGTTTTGACGATTAATGATGACGCTATTAGCGATATCCATATTACCAGCGGCGCAGAAATTAACCCGGACAAAATTGCGGGTACTGCTGTAGTTTTAACAGACCAGGCAGTGATTACTTCATACATGATTGAAGATGGAACCATCGTCGACGGAGACATATCATCAGATGCTGGAATAGGTAGAAACAAATTGGCCGAGCCATTGACAAATGCTCAAGCAGCCAGTTACGTACTTGTGCTTTCAGATAGAAATAAGATTGTTGAAATGGGTGTTGGAACTGCAAACACTTTGACGGTTCCGCCAGACTCAACAGTCCTATTTCCCACTGGAACTCACATCACGATTATTCAGACCGGCTCAGGGCAGTGCACTGTAACACAAGGTTCAGGGGTGACAGTCAATGCAACTCCAGGACGTAAGCTTCGCGCACAGTGGTCTGGTGCTACGCTGATAAAAAGAGCAGCCGATACCTGGGTGCTCATCGGAGACCTTTCGGCGTAAATCATGGAAGCACTAAAAGATAGTGGCGGTAAAAAGCCAACGACACCGACAGATGTCGTTGCGACCAATACCGGCGCAGGCACAGTAGCTTCAATATCTTTTACCCCGTCTGAATATATTGGCAAAGACACAATTACCTATACGGTGACGTCTAGCCCTGGAGACGTTAGTGCTTCAGCATCTAGCTCACCAATAACACTCACAGGTCTTACTTCTGGAACAACTTATACATTTTCTCTAGTAGCAAACACAAACTATGGAGTTCCATCCGACACTGTCACAACTGGGTCTGTTGCAATCGGCCAAAACCCAGGTGCACCAACAATTGGAACTGCTTCAATTGTCGCAAACGTCGATAGAGCAATTGATGTTCCATACACAGCTGGAACTGCAGGAACTGGTGTAACAACTTTTACCGCGACATCATCACCCGGTGGAATAACCGCAACTGGTTCTAGCCCAATTCGAGTTACCGGCCTAACTGCTGGAACCGCTTATACGTTTACCGTTACTGCATCAAACCTATTTGGTTCAGCAACTTCTGGTTCTTCAAACTCAGTGACTGCAGGTAACGCTCCAACCGCTCCAACAATTGGTACCGCAGCAATAGTTCAAAACGTGGACAGAGCAATCGATGTCCCCTTCACTCCTGGTTCAGCTGGGACTGGTTCTCCAACTTATACGGTAACCACGACTCCAGGCAGCTTGACTTTTACTGGTACAAGTCCAATCAGAGCAACTGGGCTAACAGCTGGAACCGCTTATACATTCACCGTCAGTGCATCTACGACATACGGCTCTGCAACGTCAGTATCATCAAACTCTGTTACTGCAGGAAATAGACCAGGAGCGCCAACGAGCGTTTCTGCTGCTGGCGGCAACGCGCAAGCAACTATTACATATACAAATGCCACTGCTGGAACTGGTGCTACAACGCATACAACAGTTTCGTCCCCTGGTGGGGTTTCATCAACTGGGGCATCACCAGTCACCCTTACTGGTCTTAGCAACGGTACTTCTTATACGTTTACCGTAACGGCATCAAACGCGTATGGCTCGCAATCTGCAACTTCAGGTTCGGTTACACCAGTTGCCCCACCTTACTTTCCACCTTATTTTCCTCCATTCTTCCCGCCATTCTTCCCTCCATTTTTTCCACCTTTCTTCCCACCGTTTTTCCCACCGTTTTTCCCACCTTTCTTCCCACCGTTCTTCCCTCCGTCATTCTTTCCAGGATTTAAGTGAGCGCTGTAGATGGATTCAGATTGGATTGATGTAGAGTCTCTTCCATTTTCAAACCCTGGAAACATAGTTATAAAAGAAAATTTTATTTCTGCGGAAAATGTAAAAAAAATATACGAATATTGCAAAAAAACAACTGAGTGGGGAACACAGAGCCCACTAGGTTCTGACAGTATTCATACACATATTCAAATACAAAACAATTCTCCGCAGATACACCAGATACTGCAAAATTGTGTAAATGATGTTCAATATGAAATTGAATATCATTTTGGTAGAGAACTCGAAAAAGCAAATCCAGGTTTAAGGAAATGGCATCCAGGCGAAAGACAAGACCTTCATGCTGACGGAGAAACCGCAGGTGGATGGCCTACATACAACTACATAGTTGATTATGGTTCAATTATGTATTTGAACGACAACTATGAGGGCGGAGAAATTTTTTTCCCAAAATATCACATAAAACTTAAACCGAAACCTGGGACACTCATATTTTTCCCATCAAACAGAAATTACACTCACGGAGTTAACGAAATTATTTCTGGCGTGCGGTACACATCTGCCCATTTTTGGGTTCCAACAAAAAATAAAATGTTGGTTGACATGGCTAAAATTAATGAAATATAAAAAAGCTTATTTTTTGCACATACCAAAAACATCCGGAATGAAGATGCAGTACGACTTGTTAAATGCTGCTCGTAAATGCAAAAACAAAGTTAAGCCTTCTGTGTATTTGCCGGGCGAATTTGAATTTGTATTCAACCCAGATACAGCCAAAACAAATGAAATAATCTGTGGACATTTCGGGAGAAATCCAATAGAAACAGTTAAAAACATTTTTTCATTTTCTATGATTCGTGAGCCATACGAACAATACCTAAGCACATTAAAATACGCTGCGAGCTATACGAATCAACCGTTCACGGAAGATTTTCTTGATTTTTTTTTGACAGAGGGCAATGAAATGTTGTCTCAATTTGAGGGTATGTCCGGCTGCGAAAACCCTCAGTCTTGTTTTCTTTATTCAAAGACTTCATACCTCGCATTGCAAACTGCAAATCACGAAAAAGTTGTGTTTGTGGAAAAACCACAATCAATAGAAGATGTGATGAATAAAATTGAAAACATAATTATTGGAACTGTTGTAAATAGAGATTATTTTATCAATATTTTAAATGCGTATTTGTATGATTTGTTTCAGATAAAAATAGAGAACAGCATTGAGATAGTAAATTCAACACCAAGACTAGATTTTAAGATAAGCAAAAAACATAAAAATTTAATCATGTCAAAAATTTGGCTAGATTTTGAAATTTACAACATACTTTTTACTAAAGAACAAAAAAGAATTCTTGATGCACGATAAATTTATGAAGCGCTTGTACCACTTGCATATACCCAGAACTTCAGGAATGGGTATTTGCCACGCACTATGGAAAACATTTTACAATAATGGAATTGTTGATGTGTATTTACCAGACGCACATGAATCACAGCTAATGTACGACGACGAAGGAATGAGAGACTTTCCTTTCATATCTGGACACTTTGCAAAAAATCCAATTGTTTACAATAACGACGGCTTTGAAGTTTTCTCAATAGTCAGAGACCCAGTAGAGCATTTTGTGAGTATTGCGGCTTACGCATCAGTTGGCGCTGGTTTAAAAATGTCGAATGAATACATGGATGAGTTCATCTATGGGAACATGACACCCTTTGGGGTTAATGAGCTGTTTTCAAACTCTGGAAACATACAGTCAAAAATGTTGTTTTGCAGAATTGCATTTGTTGACAAGTCTCTTGTGTCGCTTAGTAATGACGATGTTCGGAATGATGAAAATATTGTTTTTATAGAAAATGACATGCCGGACGAAGATGGGATAAAAGAGTTAATTGAATATATGAACTTGTTTTCGCTTCCTAAAAGATTAGAGGCAATTAGCTGGCTTGAGCAAAAATTAAAAAAATCACATGGTTTTTCTTTGGATAAATCAATTTATAACACATTAAATTGTTCAAATAAAAATGGATTCAAACCAGATAAAAGCCACATAAAAGAAATAAAACGACGTTCTGAGATAGACCAATATTTGTATGATTTGGTGCAGAAACGGTAATTTGGTAGTCTTGTTGACATGTCGGCAATTGAAAATTCACCATGGGAAATACCACCGGGCCATTTTGGTAGCGGTCCAGAAAATATTCATATAATCGAAAATTTTATAGACCAAGAAGACCTAAACAAAATACAAAATTTTTGCCCAACTATAAACGAGTGGAACAATGAAGCAGAAAGCGTTTACTCGGAAGATGGAACATGTTTGTACAACGCTGATTATTGGAATGATAGACAGTGCAGCAGCGAAATCATTCTTAGACTAAATCCTGATGTCCATAAAATAATAGATAAATATATACATAAAATGAAGAACACAATTGAAAATATTTTCAATGTACAGGTATCAGTCCGACCACCCGTGATAATGAAGTGGCGACCCGGGATAGAGCAACGCCCGCATGCAGACAAACAGCTCAATGATGGAAGACCAAACGCTTTTGTAAATTACGATATAAACTCGTTATTTTATTACAACGATGATTTTGACGGTGGCGAACTTTATTATCCGCAACACGAAATCAGCGTTAAACCAAGACCAGGTTTAGCAGTAATACACCCAGGAGATGTTAATTATTTGCATGGTGTGACCATGATTGAAAAAGGCTACAGGTATACAACGCCATCTTTTTATACTGTGGAGAAGTGAGTGAAAATATTCTATGAATTTAATTTTATTTCCGAGAAAGAACGCTCGTTAATTATTGAATTTGTAAATAAATATCCAGAAGTTGAAAATCACGCAAAAGACGATGATTGCGTAAGGTATTACAGTAGTGATTATATTTTGTGTTTAGACGATTTTGTCTACGGTATTCTTTTTTCTATTT